AAGAATGTCATAATAGAGGGATAAAAATTATTGTTGATGATATTGATGATGTAAAACTTGATAGTAAAACTGAAGAAATTTTGTATGTTTCTTCAAAGAAAAATAAATATGCTGCAGAATTTTTTATTGATTGTTCTGGTTTTGCCAAACTTATTTTAAAAAATACTTATGGTATAAACTGGATTTCCTATTCGGAATATTTTCCAATTAATAGTGCAATATCTTTTAGCACAGATGAAATGTCTGAATATAACATGTACACTAAAGCGACTGCCAGAAGTGCAGGATGGAATTGGACTATACCAACACAAACAAGAACTGGGAACGGGTACGTGTATTGTGATAGATTTATAGATGAAGAAAATGCTATTAACGAAATGGAGATTGCTTATGGTAAAAAGTTAAAAATTTTAAAAACTTTTAAGTTTGATCCAGGAAGATTAGAAAAATCTTGGCATAAGAATTGTTTTGCTGTTGGATTATCTCAAAGTTTTATTGAACCTTTAGAAGCAACTTCTATTGGTAGCGTCATTCAACAAATGTTTTGCTTCGTAAATTTTCTTCCATCATATGACATTGATACTTGTAATGAACATATAAATGATATATTTGATAACATATCTGATTATATTCAATCGCATTACTTAACTAAAAGAGAAGATACTCCTTTTTGGAAAGAAATAAAGTATAACTTAAAGATTACAAAAAATCTAAAAAAGTATTTAAAAATTTGGGAGAACAGACTTCCATTGGAAACAGATATTATTTGTCCTTGGGGAATGTTTAGTGCAGAAAACTATATTCCTATCTTACATGGGTTAAAATGGTTTAATATTGAAAAAATAAAAAACGAATATGAAAATCGTGGAGTTGATGATTCTCTAAACATTATGTTAAATAATGTGGATTCTGAAAGTTTTTGGATAAGTCATAAAAAACTTATAAAAATTTTAATAGAAGGAGATTATAAAAAATTTAGCAAAAAATCTAATCCTAATTCGTTTAATTATAATTCGTTTAATTATAATTAGATATAAAAATCTATGATAAATATCCATATATGATCTTTTATTATGAACTACAAACCCTATAGTCCTGAGTGGCATCGAAAAAGATATCTTAAGGAAGCAATCGACACTTACTTCGATGACTACGTGGATAATGAAATAATCTATAGCGATATCATGGATATCCTTGGTACAAGGATGTCTGCTGCTATCGATGAAGTCAATAAAGTTTTAGATCTAAAAGACAAACTCAAACTGAACTAACATGCTTTCTACCGCGTATCGACTTCGTCTGGAGTCTATCTGTCGTTGTATTGCCAACAAAGAAGCTGTTCCTCTGGAGGATATGATTTGGGCAGAAAAACTTGCCAAGGCACACACCCTTGCTAGAGATTGGTTGAATAAAGCACGTCGTCAAGCCGCTCATGATATTGAGGAGGGAACTGTTGATGATTTTATGAATAGGATGGGACTAGGTGATCCCGATCCATCCAATTATAAAACGGGATTCGATGGTGCAGATGAAATCGTAGATTGGTTCAAGCAAGATAAACCTGATGATTGGAGGCAACGTGACTAAAAAAGAACAGGAGAAAAAAATAATGCAAGCGTGGATCTATAGCAACGGAAATCAAGAATGCGAAAGAGCTTCTATGCTTCTTAAAAGTATTCATAATGATTTTCATGAATATCTTTTAGATGTAGACTTTACTGAAGCACAATTTAGAGCAGAGTTTGGAGAAGGTGCAGAATATCCACAGATTGCTATCGGAGTAAATCATCGCGGAAGCCTTAAAGAGACATTGAATTATCTAAATAAGATCAACTATAAATGTTCGTGTTGATACCAACACATTTGACTAAATAAAATATAGGGATTATTATAATCCCACGTTCATCTCACGTATTATTATCATGCCCTTCTTAGTGGCATCTATCATTCTAGCATCTCATGCAGATCATCTGACAAAGCCTTATAATTGGCACATGTCTTGCGACAGGTGGCAAACTAGGGCTTTTGAAATTCAACAAGATGAAAACCTGGACACTGGAACCAAAAGATTCTTGATTAGATATCTTAGGAGTAAAGTCCACGGTGATTGTGATTATACTACGTGAGACGCAAGTAAGTCGCGGAACGGATCGTTCATCCGTCTAAGACGGACGCAAACGACTGAAGGAACGGGCCTAAAAATCCAACTACTTCAGGAGTATATCAATGAACAACTTACAAGAACTCGTTAAAGTTCATGCTCAAAATCGTCATGTTAATTTGAGCAGCACCACATATCGCGGTGTGACGTATGACAGCAAAGAGTACTCAAATAAAGTACTAGTAGATGCATCACAAGCTAAGAGATCTCTTAAGTATCGTGGTGTGGAGGTTGCAAAATGAGAACAACCAATATTAATCTTCTTCAACTTCTCAAAGAGAAAAAGAAAAAAGATGAATTGCTTCGTCAAGCACAGTTAGTGGGAGCAAAGAAATGATTGTATTAGAAATTTCTATAGGTATTATTGTAACAATGTCATTATTGTACGGTGAAATCCTTCTTCTTCAAAAAAACTGAGGAAAAACTAAATGCTGAGGATCAAAATAGAATATGATCTTCCAGAATACAATTCAGAGCTACACGATCCAGATAAAGTCTTTAGACTTCTGACATATCGTGGTGTTACATATGCTAAGTGGGTTTTTCTAAAATCTCTAGGCATACCAAAATGGAAAGTATTTAATTGACTTGCAATCTTAATATGTTATAATGGGGGCACTCGCCCCCTTTTTTAATGGAAGCAGAACAGCAAGAGCGACTGAAACTGATTGTTCGCAATCTTAAATCTCTAGTTGAGGCACTGGAGTCTGAGGTATATTCTGACGTATCTAAATATAGTAGTGAACGTAGTGCAGTTATAACTGATTATGATGAGATCTTTGATGACGACGACGGTTATCCCGATTAACTTCTATGGAAGAGTTATCTCTCAAAAAAGCAGCAAAGAAAATTATTAAAAGAGCAAAAAAACATCCAGAGTGGTATTCCCAAGGGGATGTGACNTATGCTAAACTTGTAAAAAAAGAACTGAAAGAAAGTGAACGACGTAAAACTGATCAGTGTAACTCCTGATGCGGAGAAACACATTGCATATTGTGCTCGCGTAAGTAATCCTCAAAATCAAGAGAATGAAAAGTTCTCTGGATTGTTGAAATATTGTATCAAACATCAGCACTGGAGCATTTTTGAACAGGCATTCATGACTCTGGAACTGAACACCAGTCGGGGTATCGCGGCTCAGGTGCTTCGGCATAGGAGTTTTACATATCAGGAATTTTCGCAAAGGTATGCTGATGTAAACTGGTTGGATGCTGGTATTCCTATTCCCGAACTTCGTCGTCAGGATGAAAAGAATCGTCAGAACTCTATTGATGATATCGATCCAGAACAAACTAAGTTTTTAAATCAACGCATTGAAAACTATTTCAATGAGGGTATGGATTTATATAATGAACTTCTTCGTGAAGGAATCGCAAAGGAGTGTGCTCGCTTCGTCCTTCCCCTTGCTGTGCCCACAAGACTGTACATGACGGGTTCCATCCGCTCATGGATCCATTACATTGATTTGCGCTCTGCAAACGGCACACAGAAGGAGCACATGGATATCGCTAATGATGCTAAGCGTATCTTCAAAGAGCAGTTCCCTTCCATTGCAGAAGCATTGGAATGGTGAATAAATATAATATCGTGAGTTAATTTCTATGGCTACATATCCTGTTATTAATAAAGAAACTGGTGAACAAAAGGATGTCAAACTTAGCGTACATGAATGGACTCAGTGGTTAGAGGACAATCCTGAATGGCAAAGAGATTGGAGTGATCCAAGCACTGCACCTGGCTGCGGTGAACTTGGAGAAGTTTATGATAAACTTAAAAAGTCTCATCCTGGATGGAATGATGTTTTACATCGTGCATCTAAGTATCCCGGTTCCACTGTCAAACCTGTCTAATCTATGCCTGCAAAAAGAAAAAGAGATCAACCTATTGGTGTCG